AAGAAGAGAAAAAAGAAATGGAATACGTTACCAAAGAAGAATTTACATCTGCTGTTGATGAGATCAAAGCAATGATAGAAAAAATGGGTAACAAAGATAAAGAAGAAATGAAGGAAGAAGTAATAGAAGAAAAAGAAGAACTTTCTGCTATTGCTCCTGAACCTGTAAAACATAATCCTGAAGCTGAGGTTGATAATAAAGTGAATTTTCATATTGCAAGCAATAGAACACAAACAACTAAAGACAGGGTTTTTGATAAAATTTTTAACAATAATTAATATAAAATAAAATGGCGACAACAACAAGTATAACAAGTACTTACGCTGGAGAATTTGCAGGTAAATATATCTCTGCTGCTCTTTTAAGTGCTAACACAATTGATAAAGGCGGTATTGAAGTAATGCCTAATATCAAGTATAAGTCTACTATGAAAAAAGTAGCTACTGATGCAAACGTAATTAAAAACGCTTCTTGCGATTTTGATGCAACTGCTACAGTAACATTAACTGAGAGATTATTACAACCTGAGGAGTTTCAAGTCAACTTACAATTTTGTAAGCAAGACTTTGTTTCGGATTGGGAAGCTGCTCAAATGGGATATTCTGCATTTGATAAAATGCCACCTAAATTTTCAGATTTCATTATTGGCCACGTTGCTGGTTTAGTAGCTGAAAAAACTGAATCTAATATTTGGGAAGGTGTTAATGCAAACGCTGGTGAATTTGATGGATTAACAACTTTAGCTTTGGCTGATGCTGATGTTATTGATGTAGCATCTCACGCTGCTGTAACTGCTGCTAACGTAATTAATAAATTAGGTTCTATTGTAGATGCAGTACCTTCTGCACTTTACAATAAAGAAGATTTACATATTTACGTATCACAAAACATTGCAAGAGCTTATGTTAGAGCTTTAGGAGGTTTTGCTACTTCTATTGGTTCAAATGGTGTTAACGCACAAGGGACACAATGGTACAACGCTGGAGGTCAACTATCTTTTGATGGTGTTAAAATCTTCGTTGCTAATGGATTAGCTGATGATACTGCAATGGCTGCTCAAAAGAGTAACTTATACTTTGGTACTGGTTTATTAAATGATATGAACGAAGTTAAGGTATTAGATATGGCTGATCTTGATGGTTCTCAAAATGTGAGAGTTGTTATGAGATATACAAGCGCAGTTAACTACGGAATAGGTTCTGATATAGTTTTATACCACGCCTAAGAATTAATTAATAACAAGGGGGTGTGATTCCCCCTTTATTTAAATTTTAATAATATGGCTTGCGATTTAACAGCTGGTAGAAAAGTACCTTGTAAAGATGTAATTGGTGGTATTGTTAGAGCTTGGTTCATTGATTTTGGTGAATTAGGAACTGTAACAAAAACTGCTGATGAAATTACAGATATGACAGGTACAATAACTGCCTTACAATACGATTTAAAAGGTACTAATAGTTTAGAAACTGCTATTACCTCAAGTAGAGAGAATGGAACAACATTCTTTGAAGAAACATTAACTTTAACACTACCTAAATTATCAAAAGAAGATAATAAGGAACTGAAGCTTATGGCTTACGGAAGACCGCATATATGTGTAGAAGATAGAAACGGAAACTTCTTTTTATGTGGTTTAGAACACGGAATGGAAGTTACTGGTGGTAGTATTGCTACTGGAACTGCTTTTGGTGATTTAAGCGGTTACTCATTAACATTAACAGGACAAGAATTAGAACCAGCTAACTTTATTGCTGGTGGTACTTCTGCTGATCCTCTTGCTGGTATGAGTTCTGCGACTGTAACCGTTACTGTAGGTACAAATAGTTAAAAAAGACGCGATTAATATAATTGTGTGATTCATAATATATAGTTTGATTGGAGGAGAGGGAGTGATTAACCTCTCCTTTTTTATTAAAAAAATATGCAAATATTAACTACAAGTGGCGCAAAAATTATTAATTTTATACCAAGAGAAACAATTTCAGGTACTAAAACTTATAAATTAGTGATAAAATCAGAAGCTCAAAATAAAGTTATAGCAACAGATAATGCAGCAACATTTTCTGAACTGGATTACTATTACCAATATTCAACTACACAAGCATTAGTTGAAAACAATTACTATACTATTACAATCACCAATACAACAGATAACGCAATAATTTTTAAAGACAAAATGTACTGTTCAGATCAAACACTTTCAGATTACTCAATCAGTAATGGTGTTTATATAGAACAAAGTACAGGAGATAACAACTTTGTATATTATGGATAATTTACACTTAATACAATTAGGCCAATATGAAAGGCCAACAATTACAGAAGAACGTAATAGAAATTATGTATCAATAGGTGATGATAATAATTATTACCAAAGTTTGATTGATGCTTATATGGATAGCACAACAAACAATGCTGTAATTAATGGTGTTGTTAACCAAATATATGGCAAAGGTTTAGATGCTACTGATTCTGCTGAAAAGATAGATCAGTATGCACAAATGAGAACATTAATTAAACCTCACGACTTAAGAAATGTTTGTCAAGATTTAAAATTATTAGGTGAAGCAAGTTTTCAAATTACTTACAATGGTAATAAAATATCAGCAATAACACACTTTCCAAGAGAAACGTTAAGAGCTGAAAAAATGAATGATAAAGGTGAAATAAAAAACTATTATTATTCTGCTGATTGGAGTAAAGTTAATAGAAATACAAAACTAAAAAAGTTTCCTGTTTTTGGTAGTGGCGCACAAAATGAGATATATATTGTAAAAAGATATGTTACTGGATTTTATTACTATTCACCTGCGGATTATAATACCGCCTATGCCACGCTTGAAAACGAAATTGCTTGTTATTTAATTAACGATACACAAAATGGTTTTAGTGGTACAAAGGTGGTGAACTTTAACAATGGAGTGCCTGATCGCGAGAAACAATTAGCTATTAAGAATGATGTAATGAATAAGCTCACTGGTAGCTACGGGGAAAAAGTAATTGTTGCATTTAATAATAACGCAGAAAGTAAAACAACTGTTGAGGACATACCTTTAGTAGATGCTCCACAACACTATACTTATTTAAGTGAAGAATGTAGTAGAAAGATTATGTTAACTCACAGAGTAACTTCTCCATTATTACTTGGATTATCCTCAGCTAATGGTTTTTCTTCTAATGCTGATGAGATAGAGAACGCCTCACGCCTTTTTAACAACGTAGTAATACAACCATATCAAAACCTTTTAATTGATAGCTTAGATGCAATATTAGCAGTTAATGATATTAGTTTAAATCTATATTTCAAAACTATCGAGCCGTTAGAGTTTATGGAGTTGGATGAACTTGATAATGAAGAAAAAGAAGAGCAAACTGGTATTAAAGAAGATGATGATTTTAGCACAGAGCTTGAAATAATGGCTTCTAAGAGCATTTCAGATGAAGATAGTGATTTACTACTAAATGAAGCATTAGACACGTTAGGTGGCGAAATAATGAATAGTGAAGAATTTGAAATTGTTGATATTAGAGATGTAAGCGAAGATAATATTAGTGTTGAAGATTGGGCTGATAATATGATAGAATTAGCAGAAGCAGTTAAAAGTGATACACCAATTAAAAATGCACCTAACAAAGAATCTAATTTAGATAAAAGTTATTATAAAGTAAGATACAAATACAATACAGCAAGTGCAAAAGGCAAAGGCGGTAAGAGTAGAAAGTTTTGCAAAGAAATGATGGCAAGAAGCAAAAGAGGTGTTGTTTATAGATTAGAAGATATTGATAAGGCAAGTAGGCAAATGAATTTTAAAGCTGCTGAGTTACCAATGCATAAAGGTCAAAAATTTGATCTTTTTCGTTTCAAAGGAGGAGTTTACTGCCGACATAAATTTCAACAGGTTCTTTATAAGATGAAAGTAGATGCTGCTTTAGAAGGTAAAAAAGGTAGTAAAGATTTAAAAGATTATGATGTGGTTAAGAAAATACCAAAGAGTTATGAGGCAAAACCAAGAGGGCATAAAGATGCAAAGAAAGCTCCAGTAAACATGCCTAATAACGGACATCATCCAAATTATAAAAAGTAAAAAAATGAGTACATTAAAAACAGTTTTTAATAAACTAACAAAAGAAGATAAAGTAGAGTTAAAATCTAATAAGATAGAGTTAAGTGCTACCCAAGACATGGCAAAAGTAGTCGCAGATATGAACACACATTATAAAAAACTTGTTAGCTCAGAAAAATTACTTATTGCAAAATTAAAAGATATTGATAAAGCAAAAAAAACAACAGATAAATCAAAAAAAGAAGCTTTTAAAACAATTGATCAATATGACAGAATTAGAAGGAGGTTTATAAAAGCTCGAAAAGAAACTGAAAAAATAGCTAAAGAACTTGGTGTAAAACCATCAAGCATTAAAGAATTAAATGAAGCGTATAGTATTTTTGAAAAGTTAGATAAGGAAGTTAATAAATTAGACGATAAATTCACAAAAAGAAAATTTATTTAACTAATAAAAAGCATTAAAATAAATTAAAATGAGAACACAAAGAAGAGTATTTGAAAAACTAAGTGAATCTACAAAAGTAGAATTAGCAAGTGAGAAGATAGAGTTAGGTGCGCTTGATGATTTAGAGAAAAAAACAAAAAAAGCAATTGATAGTTTTAATGGTGTAAATGCTTCTGCAAGAAAAGCTGGACAAATAATAGATAAAGCAGAAGGAGAAGCTAAAAAATTAGGGAAAGTATTTCAAGATTTAGAAGGAGATTGGGGAAAAATACAAAAAACTGCTAAAGAGTTAGGTTTTAAGCTACCATCTAAAACAGCAAGTTTATTAAGAGATGCTTCTGCTTATAGAAGTATTTCACAAAATGCAGCAAGTCAATTAGAAAAAGCATCAAGTATAGTTTATGGACTTGACGATTAAAAAATAAATAAAAATGAGAACACAAAGAAGAGTATTTGAAAAACTAAGTGAATCTACAAAAGTAGAATTAAAAAATCAAAAAACAGAATTAAGTGCTGCTCAAGATTTAGCAAAGTCAATAGTAGATATGAAAGCGCATTTAAAAAAAGTTATTAGTGCAGATAAATTAATGGTTGATAGTTTTAAAAATGAATCTAAACCTCGAAAAGAATATGATAAATTAAGAGAAAACGCTCTTAAAGTAGTTAAAGAATGGGGTGGGATTAAAACAAGATATTGGAACACTATAGATTCAGGGCAGAAAATGGCTAAAGAACTTGGTGTAAGCTTATATGATATAAAAGAGTTTAATGAATCTGACAATGTTTATGAAAAAGTTAATAGAAAATTTAAAGAATTAGAAGAAATAGCATAATGAGTAAAGCACTATTTGTAACAAGACACGATATTTCAGTATTTACTGCTGCTAATGGTTCGATTGATAATGACAAACTATTGCCATTTATAAACCAAGCGCAAGATATTCACATACAGAATTATTTAGGCACTGATTTATATGTTAAAATACAAAATGAAATAGTTGCTGGTACATTAGCAAATCCTTACTTAGCTTTGTTAAACGATTACATAAAAAGTATGCTTTTACATTGGAGTATGGTTGAATATCTTCCGTATGCTGGTGTTAATATTTCAAATGGTGGTATATATACAAAGAATCCTGAAAATAGCACAGCACTAACAAAAGATCACGTTGATAGCTTAGTTGAAAGAAGCAGAACAACAGCGCAGTTTTATACGAATAGATTTATAGATTTTATGCAAAATAACGCAGCTGGATTAATACCTGAGTATTATAGTAATTCTCAAGAAGATATGTATCCAGATGATGTTGCAGATTTTGGAGGTTGGGTACTTTAAAAATATATTATGCCAGATAATAACATAGAATGGGGACA